GTTCCAGGCGCTTATGAGGACTCAAAACGTAATGAGCTCCCTCAATGCGACGTTGGACCATCCGCTGCTGTAAGAAGGGGAGACTACACTGATACAGATAATGCTTTGAGAAGCCACACAAATTACTCTAATAATCGCGCAACAATGAGACAACCGGACACAATGAGAAGCGGTTTTGGCCGAGCAATTGGTGCCGTTATTGCTCCTATTATGGACGTATTTAACCCAACGAGGAGAGAAGAGTATACTAAAAATTATCGCATTTATGGTGATGCCGGCTCAACGGTTCCTGATGGTTATGTATTGAATCCTCGCGATGTTACTCCCACAACTATCAAGGAGACAACTCTATATACACCAAATTCTTATGTTGGAAGACAAATTGAAGGTGGTGGTTATCAAACGAGCAAGCAAACCCCCATTACAAATCAACGTGACTCTACAAACTGCAGTTACACTGGTTCAGCTGGTGGAAACTCTGGTGGATGGGGTGACATGAGTTATGAGGCCGCTTATGCCCAAACTAACAATGAATCTAAGGAAAAATCAGTTGTTGGTAGAACAAATCACGGCAACACAAATATTTACAACGAGCAAATGAATGTATGTGTTTCCAAGAATGATTGCGACCGCAACAATACTCGTATGTGGGTGCCAACGAATATGCCTCAAATGCCAATGTCAAAAGAAGAGTATGGCAAAATTAGAGCACCTCAATATTACAATGAGTGCATTGGTTGTGACCGCATTAGCCCCGATATTTTGACAGCATTTAGAGAGAACCCATACACACACAGCTTAACTGACTCTGTTTAAAAGTAAAAATAAAAATAACATTAATGCGATAAACTTAAAAAAATAAACTTAAAAATTAGATGACATGTATTATTAAGCATGTTATCCAATGTTCACAGAATCTATAATATACCAAGCACTTTTAAAAGAATTATTAATAAACCAATATTCTTTGATGTATCTTTGAGGGATGGACTTCAAGGAATACAAAAACATAGACAAGAAAACTTTTTTTTAAATGACAAGATTGACGTATTTCACAAGATAATGTTTAATTACAGACCTGCAAAAATAGAAATAGGCAGTATTGTAAATCCAAAGCTAATGCCCATCATGTCAGATTCATTAAAACTAAACGAATATGCTGCAAACTTTATAAAAACTGCAGCTAGTTATGACCCAGAATTATATATGGTTGTTCCAAATAAAAAAGGTTTTAATATTGGTCTTGAGAATGGAATTAAAAATTATTCATTTTTAACTTCGGTGTCAAATAGTTTTCAAAAGAAAAATGTTAATAAAACCATTCAACAAACAAACAAAGAACTAGAAGAAATGTTTAAAATTATTGGTTCAACGCCTGATAATGAATTTAAATCAAAGTTGTATATTTCTTGCATAAATGAATGTCCTTTAGAAGGAAAAATAGACAATGATGTAATTGTTCACGAAATATTAAATTATCACAAAAATTTTCCACTAATAAATGAGTATTGCTTATCAGATACTTGCGGGTCATTAAACTTTGAAGACTATAAGTACATAGTTGATGCGTGTTTGTTTTTTGGAATGCCTCCTACAAAATTATCGTTACATTTACATGTGAATAAAGAAAATATAGAAGAGCTAAAAAAAATAATATTTCATTCACTGGATAGTAATATTAATCGGTTTGACGTTTCAGTTTTAGAATCGGGTGGATGTTCAGTAACACTTCCTAGTTCAAAACTATTGCCCAACTTATCTTATGAGGTGTTTAATAAAATATATTCAAAATATGTTGAATTTCGCCGCGATGTTTTATAAAATATAAGTTTCGTTAAATATAATATAAAAATTAATCACAGTATTTTAATTAATGGCATTAAATATACATCAATCAATTATAGATAAATTAAAATACTTTCACGGAACTCACAAAACTCCAAATATTATATTCCACGGTCAATCCGGTTCTGGAAAAAGAACAATTGTAAATGAATTTATTAACATGATTTATGATAATGACAAAGAGAGAATAAAATCATTTGTAATGTATGTAAATTGTGCTCACGGAAAAGGCATTAAATTTATTAGGGAAGAGTTGAAATTTTTTGCCAAGACACACATTAATTCCAATGGTGGCGATATTTTTAAGAGCATTGTATTATTAAATGCTGATAAATTAACAATAGACGCACAATCCGCGCTTCGTAGATGCATTGAATTATTTAGTCACACCACACGGTTTTTTATTATCGTTGAGGATAAATACAAGCTTTTAAAGCCAATTTTATCTCGGTTTTGCGAAATTTATGTTCCTGAACCAAGTTATAATGGAAACACAATAAATCTTTATAAATTTAATTTGGCAGAGACATTTAAACTTAAGGAAGTAAAAACATTAAGAGCAGATTGGTTAAAAAAAGAATTAAACAAGATAGCTTGTAATACAAACTTAAACCACGGAGACTTGCTTCATTTATCAACAAAATTTTATGAAAAAGGTTACAGTGGATTAGACTTGATGCAATTATTAGAGAAACCAAATAATATTAAAATTGCTAAAATGACAGAAGAAAAACAGTATGAATTGTTGTTTGCTTTTAATAAAGTTCGCAAAGAATTTAGAAACGAAAAAATACTAATCATGTTCATTTTGAATTTTTTGTTTTTGAGTTTAGAACACAATTTAGAAAATATTTCATTTATGTAAAATGGATGATTTTAATGTGTCTAGTTTGCATGAATCAAAAAACGAATGGGGGGCAAGATTACTAACCATCGTTACACCTCACATTATTGATGGATTAAAATCTATTTTTGATGAAGCTGTAAAATTGTGCAGAGACAATAATGAAATGGATAAGTATTTGATGACTTTCCAGAATTTTATTACAAGAATTCCTAAGTGGAATTCCAACATTATTGAAACGGAGAAGAGTCGTATTGTTGAGAAGAGTGGTTGTGGGTATTTGGAAGATTTAGTAACTTGTGTTCATATTATTCAACTTAAATTATTGTCTGCAATTCGCGTTGGACAAAAACAAAAGAAGATTGATATTACCATTCCCAAGCTTGAAGATTTTATCCACAAGATTTATATCAATGTTGCTAGAAAGATTTACAAGAATGTATATTTGTTTGAGATTAATATTCCTCCTCTACAAACACAAAAGCATCACCGTGAGTTGGAAATAATTGTTCAGGAATGCATTTTAAATACGGTGAGAGATAGCATTCCTGTGGAGGCTATTTTGCAAGCGTACATGGACGAAACTATTGAGGAACATGTTGTTGAGGAAATTAAAGAGCAAGAAATTGAAGACCCCAATAAGGATGCCAAGAATGATAGTCCCACTCAAGTTATTTCCGAGACAAAGGAAACTGAAGTCAAGGAACCCGAGGCTCCAAGACAGCTTGAAACCGACCCAGTTTCTGCTATTTTAGAGCAAAATAAATTAGAAGCTGAGCTTGCATTCCCTAGCTTGTCAAATGAGAGCGAGTCATCTTCTTCCAAGTTGTCATTTAGTGATGTTGATTATGCCGCGGATTCAAATAACAATGTGCAAGTTATTGATGCTCCCAAGAATTTTGAGAGACTAGAGGAAATTAGTACAATGAGAAATGCTCAAAGAAAGATGGAAGAGGAAGAAGACAATGATGACAACGTTAGATTGCAAATCTTTGACCAGGATGTCGCCCTTGATAGTTTAGATGTTCACAATATTGAGTTTCCAGAATTCAAATTAGAACCAGACTTGTTATTAGATGATATTGAAGTTTTAGCCTAGTTATGCGTTAAATAAAAAATAAGAATGTAGTCATTTACATTATAAAAATGAATACATTTGTCGTCGCAGGAATAATATCATTTGTTTATTTTGTTGTTAAGTTTATTGAAATGCGCTTTATAGATAAGGAAAGCAAGCCACTTAAATTTTTGATTCGCGATTCTCTCCTAGTCTATTTTAGCGTGGTTGTTGGCTTATTTGTAGTTGAGCAATTGAAACCGGTTATTCAAGATGGTGGTGAAAATGCTGTTGTAAATCCAGCTGTTTTCACTGATAATCCGGGATTTTAATTTACCCACAACGTCTTCTTGACTTGTATCTCCTTTGTTTTTTATATTTTTTAGTGCTTTTTTTTAAGTTTCTCCTTTTTCCACCGCTAAGCATACCTTCAAATAAACTATTTTTTACTGCGTTTGATAATGGCAGTAAAGGATATTTATCTCTCTCTCCGCTATGTGATGAATCATTATAAAACGCAATTCTTTCATCTGTTGCAGTCTCTTCTGCCTGTTTTAAAGCAAGTAATTTTACATTTTCTTCCGCAAGTTCATGAGGCATATCATATACAACATCCAGATTAGTTACATTGTCAAAATTATAAGACAACCATCCGTAAAAATTTGGATATTCACTTAATAGTAGGTTATCTGAACGAACAAGTGTATTAAATATTTTTAAAGCCTCAGCATATTTATTCTCAGATACTAGTTGTTTTATTTCTTGCAACTTTTCTGCCGGTATTTTATTTGCATAACCAAAATCTATTATTAGTGCATTTCCTGGAATTCCTGCATAGTAACCAGTAACAGACGGATTTATTAACATATTTCCAGTGTGAAAATCACCCTGAGAATAACCTGTTTTTAACGCCAATTCTATATTTTTTAATCTTATCATATTTTCATAAATTCTTATTTTAGCAGTGGGGGTATACCGGTAAAAATCGTAGAATGTATCATAACCATCTGCTATTTCCATTCCTAAAATACCTAAATATGGGATTGAACCAGCATCAATGTTTGCAATAATTCCATCTAAAATTTTAATAGTTGTGACATTAGTTCCAGAAGGAATCTTCAACTTGGATATAAAATCCCGCGCATTAGCTTTATCTTTTTTAATAGATGCGTAAATTGGTGCTGGACACAATGGATTTAAATAGGAAATAGTCTTTAAAAATATATCAGTTTGTATATTTATTTCTTTTTTAAAGGTTTCTTCCTCTTCTAGTTTTTTAGATACTAATGCAAAGACAGATGGAACACTCCAGCTTTTAACCTCGTCTTCATCGCCAGTTTCATCGTGAACCCCCGAATCAATCCCAACAATTTTTATAAGTATTTTTTTAACAGGTGATTTAAAATCAGTTGAACGAATCATTTCATACGGAGATTCAATTCCTTCGTTCAAAGTGCATGTAAATATTACACCACTTGCTGAGTTTCCTGTTGCTCTTAACCAAACAATTTCTCTGCAATTTTCAATAAAAAAATTTATTGCTGATTCTGGATTTGTTTTTATAAGAACGCCTCCTTTTTGTATTTTTTTTCGCATGTCTAAAATAACTATAGATAATTTTCTAATCGCTATAATAGCCGTAATCCGGCTCTGGTTCCTCGTAATAGGGAACCAAAAACCTGGCCTCTTGAGGTGTAAAGGAGTATTCCTGACTCCAATTCCATTTCTGTGTCGCCTCATCGTAAACCTCATAATTGGTTTGACTGTCGCGTATAATGCGCACTTTTGGACCCAGTTCTTTCTCTAGGTACTTTATTTGAGTGCAATTGTCAATTCCGTGTGGGTTTTGGTCTGGTGTTTCTTGGTAATTGTGTAAAGACACTGGCATATCAAAGATGGGAAATGTGCTTCCATCTAGAGAAATGTATCCGCGATAAAAGACAGAATATCCATACATATAGTCATCGTCGTCTTCATCACTTTCATTTTTTTTAATAAAGACATGACCATTTTCAAAGGTACAGTAAGAATACTTGCTGCGCTCCTCCACAATCTCATCCTCATACCAAGAGTGGGGGCGCCTTGTAATTACGAGGGGAAACTTTACGATTGTCGCAGGTCTCATGCGCGACACGGTTGCATGTCTCTCTTCCGGCGTCTGGAGACAGTCGCGGAATTTGTTGAGCTCCATAAAAGGGGTCGTCCATGTCGTAGGAAGAATCAACGTGAACTCTGGCGGATTATTTACTTTGAAACGAAGCAGCCGCTCCACATTCGCAAACTTTTTCAAATACCTCTTGCGAAACTTGGCTCTGTAAATGTATTGCTGCTTGGCCTTGCTGAATGTAAACTTGGGAATACTTTTCTCTCCATGTAAAATTGCCGCCTCCCTTATGATGCGATTCACAATATTCACAGGTAGGTTTGGCATGATAGCACAGTTCATGATTGAAAATTGGATGATTTTTAAGTCTCGCAAAAAATTTGAAAAGTAATTCAATTTTTTTTTGAATTCCAAAAAAAATTGAAGCGGTAAATAAAAATATAATTAATTTCAAATTCAAAAAGATGATGGCGGAAGAAATCCAAGTTCAAGAACCCATGTTTACCTTGGCGGGACCGGGTCTAGTAAAAATTAATACAGATAATAGGGTGGATAGTCGGCTCAAGACAAATGGAAAGTACATTATGCATCTCCCGGAAACCGATGAAGTTGTTTATCTTAATTGCTATGGTGTTGCTATCCGTGCGGCTGACTTGACAATTTTGAAACACTTAAAAGCCGGCAAGCCTGTGACATATGATTTGGATTGCACTTTTGGATACCAATTTGAAACATTTGACACTGTTTATTTCAATAGCTTTGCTCGTCGTGAAAAGTGTGTTCTTTATGCCGTGGAGGATATTTATGTAATGAGAATGCCTTTGGGCTTAGAAGATGTCAAAGCAGAATCCACATAAAAACAAAAACTCTATCAAAAATCTTTGAATATATCTTGGTCTCCGGTATATTCCTCTACATCTTTTAAGGTTTCAATATCACGACCAATAAGCAGTGGTTGAATTATTGGCGCAGGAATAGTCTGGTTATATAAATCGTCAAAGTTTATATTAGTTGATAAAAAATAAGGATGGTTAAGAAGACTATTAATTGTATTATTTTTACCAAGTCTCTCTATTTTATCACCATTTAACAATTGAGTAATTAAATTGCGAGCATTTGGTGTTCCGTCTGTTCTTTGGTCTATTTTTTTTGAAATTGCAATCCCATTTTTTCCACACAGCACTATATTAGTTAGTATTACCGTAATGTCCTTTTCATTTTTTCCATCAACAAATGGTGTTCTCCTAAAAATCATCTCATAAAGCATTACTCCTAGAGCCCAAACGTCTATTGCACCATCATAACCGTTTCTTAAAATTATTTCTGGAGCAACATACTCTGGAGTTCCGCATAAAGTATAGCATTTTGTGTAGCTACGTATAAATCCATCATCACCTCGCTTAAGATAAGGCAATTGTTTTGCTAAACCAAAATCTATAATTTTTGGACATCCATTTGAAGCAATCATAATATTTTCTGGTTTTAAATCGCGATATACAATATTTTTACTATGAATAAAATCAAGCCCTAGAACAATGCATGCTCCATAAAAGACGCATTCTTCATGAGTTAGTTTGTTCCCATCGTGGATAGCGTGCCACAATTCTCCATGCTCCAATGCTTCAGTAACAAAGCATAATTCATTATTTGTTTGAAAAGTTCCGCATAGTCCCAATACAAAAGGATTATCCATCTCCATAAGAATCTTCTTTTCTACCATAATCTGTTCAAATTCTTCAGTGGTAATTCTATTTTTTGGAAGTTTTTTTATAGCATACTCGCGAGATTCATATTGAGCCAAAAGAACGGTTCCAAATGACCCAGAACCCAAGACAGAGATGTACTTAAACTTATTCGGTTCAAATGAATATTCTTTATTTGAATAATACTCTTCGGCGCTTTCATTACTGCTGAATGAACTAGGGTTTGATGATAACGCAACTGTGGAACAATCTTCGTTGTCAGTAAATTCTGTTTGATTTTTATTGAGTTTGCATTCCATTTCATACAATTCTTCTTTTACAGGCAAAACCCTATTAGGACTCGTTAGAGTAAGAAGCTTTAAAAAATTAGAAATATAATTTTTATTGTTAAATTTAGAAACAACTGTTTCTTCGCTCATACATATTATGTAGTATTAAATTTTAAATAATAACATAATAACTATTTTTAAAATAATTTATCTCCCACTCCAAACCTTTACTGCGGGCAAACGTAGTATTTTTTTATTGCGAATATTCTCACAATGCTGATTATAGGTATAACCCCATTCGCAGTATTGTTTTATATCACCAAGCAACGAAGGGATTTTTAATGCTCTCAAATATTCAACAAAAAATATAATGCCCATTATTCTCTCTAAACAACATCTATCAGACCGTGAATTTATAAAGTTTAACATGTTAAAAAGGTTATATTTGTTTCTCAAACCAATCAAGAAATCGCGATTAATAAAACTCTGTACCCCAAAACAACCATTCCATATTTCTTTATTTGTTGGACCTAATACATCATATTCTCTATTATGCAATAATGTACTCATTATATCGTAATTATTTTCAAGACCGTTTACTATTCTTATTGTATTATTAATGTTTTCCTTTTTCTCACTATTAAAATGCCATAATGGTAGGACTTTTATTCCTTTTTTAATAAGATGTTCAAATGGAATTCTTTTTTGCATAAAAACACTATCATGAATTATAACCGCGTTGTCAAAATAATGATTTTTATAAAAGTAATAATAGGGTAAAAGCTCGCCTCGCCTATGATACTCAGAATCAACGTATTCTACATTTCTATATTCATAATCGGCTTTTAAAAATGTTTTATCGCTGTTATCGTCTATTATAACAATTTTTTTCAAGGGATACTGCCCTCTTATATGACGAATGCATTCGTTCCAATACTTATTTGTTGTTTCTGAATTTACATGTCTTGTGATTATAAACCCAAAGTTATCTGGAGTAAAAGTCATTTTATTTAATACAAATAAAATAACTTTAAAATTTAAACACCAACGTTAGAAATAAAGGTTGTTTCAGATGAAAAATTTGGAATATTATCTATATTTACTACAGTTTCATTTTGAGGAATATTAGACTTTGTTGTAACAAATACTTTAAATTCTTCTCTCTCAAGCTGAGCTTGGGGAGTATGGTGATGAACGCATCTTGCAATCATCTTGTATAACTTAAAGTCGGGATATCTCTCTACACCATTATTCTTATAAAGGATATTTATGCCATTGTCATCTAAACACCATTCATAAATTAGCTTAACAATGGGTTCGCATTTATCAAAATCAACTACTTCATCTAAATCATCAATAACATAATCAAAAATGGAACAAGCTAAACGACACAAATCAAAACTATAATTGGGTTCTAAACGCGGCTTCTTTTCATTGAAATATGGTTCAGTATTATATTGCGTTGAAGCGTCTGCCCCAGGTTGATAACTATCACTGCAAAACAACTTGCCATCAAATTTATAAATAGCTCTTCCAAAATCAATCATTTTAAAAATGCGACCATACGTGGGAACCTTGTAATACGTCTTTTTATAACAATAATAAATATATTTTGCATCAGTAGAGTTGTACATAACATTATTTGTGTGCAGGTCATTGTGAGTAAATGAAAAGGCTTTTTGATAGGTTATTAATATCATTATTATTTGTAACAATGCTGAAAACCATTCACCATGCGTTAACTCGCTGGTCATAATTAAATCATCAAAAGTGTTTTCGCAATTTTCCATGCATATAACCTGCACTGGAAACTCAGGAATAGTTGCAAAAATTTGTTGTTCTTCGCATGACTCGTTGGAATTTGAATTTGAACTTGAACTTGAATTGTCATCAGTCCAGTTATCTTCTTCGTCATGTTCTGTCTTTTCTTCTTCTTCACAATTATTGCACGACGATGACCCTTTACTATTTTCACCATTAGATGTGTGAGATGTTCTAGATGAACAAGTGGAAGATGATTTTATAGTAGTTGTTTTCATTTCTCTCGTGTTAAAAGAATCACAATCTGTAATATCAAGTAATTCTATGTTATTTTCTTTCAAGTCATCAAGCCCGATGAATTCGCGTGGCGCTGATGAAAAAATGTCTTCAAACATAGAATTGTCAATTGATTTAATAGACAATGTAGATTTATTACTAAGATTGTGGTCTATTTTGATGGGTGGTTTTACATCGGGTTTGTCTTCTTCATATAAGAAACTGTAATCTTCAACTTGGAACTTGATATTCTTGTGTTTATTGAAAAAATCAGACTTGCAAAAATAATCCAAATCATCAACAATGTTTAGCTTGAAATTATTTTTAATTCCCAAAAAAGACCCGTAATAATCAACTCCATTTATAAAATCATAGTTATAAATAAGCTTACTTGAGAGAAAAGAGAAAAACCCATCAATGTAGGCAGAATTGTTGGTATCTAATAACTTAGGATGAACACTTCCAATATCAGAAGTTAATTTTGGCAACTTGAAAAGCGTCGGGTCATTTATATTATATTTTCCAATTAAGTATTTAAAGGGGTCTAGTAATGGAGCCATTTTAAAAAATACCTGTTTTTTCTTTGTTTTTCCGCTTTCAATTTCTTGAATTGCACAGTTGTATAAATTTTTGTTATCAGCTACACCAGATTTCACCGTTGTTAAAAACCATGCATTATTCAAGTTCACTGAATTGTAATTTGTCTCATTCAATAAGAAAAATCTCTTGTAAATGGGGATGTAGTTTTGCAACTCAGAGAGAAAAGTTAAATCCTCTTTTTGAAGAGACTTGAACAATTCGGAATTCTTTCTCTTCTCATAATGAATTTTAAGAGTAGTATTGTCCATTAGCTAAATAATATATTAATTATACTATTTTTTAACTCATTTGCCAAGAATTATCTTTTAATTTAGACAATGCGTTTTCCAATTTGAATGAATTTTCTAAAGTAACAGTAATATGACTTTAGAACTCAAGAAATTTGATATGAAAACTATTAGTTTTAAACCAAATGAATCTAAAGGCCCAGTTGTTGTCTTAATTGGTCGTCGTGATACCGGCAAGTCTTTCCTTGTAAGAGACTTGTTATATTATCATCAAGACATTCCTATTGGTGTTGTTGTAGCTGGAACAGAAGAAGGTAACGGTTTCTATGGAAAAATGGTCCCAAAACTCTTTATTCACAATGAATACAACACTGCAATTGTTGAGAATATTTTGAAGCGACAAAAGTCTGTTTTAAAACAGATTAAAAAAGAGATGGAAACTTTTAAACGCAGTACAATTGACCCAAGAGCATTTGTAATTCTTGATGATTGTCTTTATGATGGAACATGGACTCGCGATAAAATGATGCGTCTTCTCTTCATGAACGGGAGACATTGGAAAATCATGCTTATCATCACAATGCAATATCCTTTGGGCATTCCCCCCACACTGAGAACCAATATAGATTATGTTTTTATTTTGAGAGAACCATACATTGCAAATAGAAAACGTATCTATGAGAATTATGCAGGGATGTTTCCAACTTTTGAGTCGTTTTGTCAGGTCATGGACCAGTGCACAGAAAATTATGAGTGCTTAGTTATTAATAATAACGCAAAATCCAATAGATTGCACGAACAAGTATTCTGGTATAAAGCAGACTCGCACAATGATTTCAAATTGGGGTCAAAAGAATTCTGGGAACTTAGCAAAGATATCAACTCGGATGAAGAAGACGAAAAATATGACCCAAATAACGCAAAAAAACGTGGACAAGGTCCCAAAATTAGCGTCAAAAAGACAAAGTGGTAACTAATCCCCTTTCTGAAAATGTGCTTATTAAAATTAAAAGCACATTTTCTTTTTTATACGCATAATATATATATAACATGATAGGCACACTTTTATCATTTGGTATATACGGTTTTACATTTTTAATAATTTTAATATATATATCAGTATTTTTTAAGACAAATTCGTTGTTAGATAAATTTGTAACGAGAATGCCTATTGCAAGTCAATTTATTTTGGCATTGGGAATATTTATAACATATCTTTTACTTAGATTAAATTTTCTAACAACTTTAGCAAATATTTCATCTCAAACGGATAAAGATAGTTATATTGACACTCTAAATATTTTAGACAAATATAAAGATAGCTGTCCAAATTTAATTGATTCATTCTTTTTTCCTTGGCAAAAAGATGGCAGTGATGATGATACATTCAATAATCATTCGTTAAATTCATACAAAACTGATAATAGTTTTTCTTCAATAATAGTTTCTAATTATATATTTCAAAATTTAGGTCTATATGTGCAAACATCGGCAGTTACAAACAATAGCGATTCTAGATTTTTAATATTTTATTCTAGTTTTTTTAGGTCAGAATTATTAAAAAATAAATGGGATAAGTTTAACGTAAATTTTGGAAAAAGAACATTTTTATTGGGCAACAAATTATTTGAAATTAATGAAAAATACAAGTTTGAAAGCCCCGAAGAAATTAAAATATTTTTTGATAATTATGTTAATACTGATGAATTTAAAAAAATTATGACTGCCGAAGATAAAACTAATGTTACTGAAAAAATTTCACAGCTTTTATAATTCTTTCTTCACATTCAAATACATATATCTAAAAAATGTTGAATGTGAAAAAACATTTTTTAGATATATGTATTTTTTTTAATTCAGAGAGAGCAATTGGTAAAAAGCCATTCTCGCTACTCGCTCTTATCCTTAATAGCAAAAGGACCGCTTAGAAGCTCGCTTTGACCATTGTCAGTCTTGCCAACAATAATATTTTCTCCCTCAAACAACTCTGCACTAATATCAGCAGAAGAAATAGTCTCTTGGTCATTTAATGCTCGTTCTTGAGTGTTCATGTTACTCACGCCGATAAGATTGCCCTCCTCATCAATAGTTTGCGTAAGAGTGGCACCGGTCTTCTCAGCCAACTTGATGTTCTCCTCAATAGCCTTCTTCTTGGTCTCCTTGACGCGTTGGTCAAATGCAGACTTGGCAAAATTCTCATTCTTATTTTTCTCGTGCATCAACTGATTCAATTCCTCCTCCATATACTCAACACGACCAGTCTTGTAAGCCTCGGGGTCCCAAGGCATCCACAATCCAATGGGTCCAACAAATACGTCGTGATTGGGGTCCAACTCTCTCAACATCTTGCAACGCAACTCGGCCTCTTCCATGGTAGGATAAGCTCCACGAACCTTAATTCCGCGAGTAGAAGTTTGGAAACTATTCTTGGTATTAAAGGCATTCTCAAGGTCTTCCTCGTTCTGGTCTAAGAAAGTCTTGTAATCGGCTTCCATTCCACCATCAACAAATCCGGCTTGTTCTTCAGTCAAAAACTCCTTAAAATCCTTTGAAATATCATCAAATGTTAACTTATACTTGTAACTAATAAAATTTAAAAACTGAATAAACTTCTCCATGCTCTTTGAAAACTCCCACTTCTTTAGGAATTCCTCAAAAAAGAACAACTCTTTTTGCTTAATAATTTTTTCAGGAGAGATAAAAGAAATGCAGACAAACTTTTGTCCGGCAATAGGCTTATCTTCGTCCAAAACATCTACATATTTAGGATTTATTTCTCCTGTTTTACTGGTTTTCTTTTCAAACCCGGATGTTTCATCTTCAAAACCTTCGGGCTTTTTTACCTTTGAATGAACTACCATTTTATAATTTAGACATATATTGATTTTAAGTTTTTTTATCGCACAATATATTTTTTTCTTTTTATTTAATATAGATGTTTGATATCGCCGAGCTTGTCAAAAGAGTCATCAAGTATTTAGTGGAAGGTTTAATGGTCGCCATTGCCGCCTACGCTATCCCTAAACGCTCCTTAAACATTGAGGAAATTGTTTTACTTGCGTTAACCGCCGCCGCCACATTTAGCATTTTGGACACCTATGTCCCTAGCATTGCCGTCACCACTCGCTCTGGTGCTGGTTTTGGCATCGGCGCTAATCTTGTGGGTTTCCCGGGTGGGCTTTAACTTTTATTCAATTTAATAATGTGATAATCTAATAATACGATAATTAAAATTTATTGTATTATTATATACTTGAAATAATGGCTAGGTCAAGAAAAAATCTAAAATCTCATAGAAGACGCGTCAAGAAAAGTAGTAAAAGACGTGGAGGACAATTAACCCCCCTGTCGGATATCTCAACAAACAGTTCATTGCACGATTTAGATGATTATGATGAACCAAGCAATAATACTACTTCAGAATCAATCATAAGTGATAGAGTCACAACATCCACAGCTTCTGGACAGGTTACCGCAAATTTATTAGGACAATTTAATGCTGCTGCAGATGAAGACACAATTGAGTCAACCAATAATACCACCGCTGCTAGTGATGCATCTAGTGAAAACAGTTTTTCAAATGTTGCTACTTCATTTGGTGACCTTGGACACGGAGGAAAAAGAAGAAGAACCAGAAAGTCAAAAAAGTCAAGAAAATCAAGAAAGTCAAGAAGACGCTAGATTGTAGCAATAAATTCCCAATCTAATTCCTCGCAAATCTTTTTCCATATAGTGTCTTGTTCTATTAGTTTTTCTCTATCCTTTAACATTGGAATTTCTGGAAGATACTGTGTTTCATCCAGTAATTCAAACAACTTATAAAGAACATAATAGTAGTGCAAAAAATTTACACGATAGTCTGGACAATGCTTAGCATAAGGGTATTGAATCTCCATGAAGAAATTGCATAATGTCTCTTCTAACTCTTGAGAGATAATTGGTGGTTTAATGCCCAACTTGTCCTTAATAAAATTTATGTGTTCATAATACTTGTTATAACCAAGTTTCTTCAACAGTTCTTTGGTTTTATAATAAGTTAATTTGATGCATTCAATTCTCTCTTTTTTAATTTGATATTTAAGATTTTCAATGACTTCGGCCGGTATTTGAGTAGTCTCTTTTCCTTGAAATTGAGCCAAAATCTCTTTAAAATGATTAATTTTTTTATATGCATAAAAACACACTTCCTTTGGAGGTTCCTTGTAAGAAGGTTTTTCATTTTCAATCAAGTATTGAACATTCTTAAAACACACATTACAAATTAAAACGCCTTCATCATCCATGGGAATTAATTCTCCTTTATAACAAGATTGACACACATCTGTTGGGCGTAAAAAAGAATTTATATCTAAAAATGTCTCATCTATATTGCTCAAATACTTTTGAAAGATATTGTTGTTTTTACTCTCAATCATATTGGAATTATTTGCAGTAGGGTTAATTTTAAAAAATGATTCCAATTTTTTATTTTTATTTGTTACAGTGTTTCCTATAGAAATATCCTTCTTATTTTCAAAATAATCAAATATGTATTTAGAATTATCTAAAAAGTATTCTACCCTTTTGGACTTTAGAGTTTTTATTTCCGCCGTTATGTCTCTCAATTTGTCCTGATAATCCATGATTTGTTCAATAGTAAGAGTCTTCTCCTCATTGTTCTGTTCTTGTTTTTGTTCTTTTTCAAGAATAGCTTTTATTGAAGCTTTTTCTTCTTTTAATTTTGGTATTCTATCATTTTCATCCTTATTAAATTCATTCACAAACTCTTTGTGCTTTCCATCTAATGTTGTTGAAGTTTTTTTATTTACCTTTATTTTTTTTACAGTTTTGGGCTTAAACGAAGGCATATTTAGTAATCTAATATTTATAATTATATTTTATTTAATAGTTTATTAAAGCAAATATATATTTTTGAGATTGTTTTGCATTTTAGGAGGATTCAAGTTAAAACCGCATTTTACTTTTCTAGAAATTAAATAAATGAGTGAAATTGAATTAAGAGTAAATATTGAAAATGAAAACGGTCAAAATTGCGACATTAAGATTGACAATATTAAATTTCAAAAAATGCTATTCTTATTCAATGCAATTAACGATGGGTGGAGTATTAAGAAAAGAAATGATTCTTATATTTTTACCAAAAATCACGAGGGGAAAAAAGAGGTTTTATTAGATTCTTATCTACTTTCATTCATGAAGGGCAATTTTGATATGAATAAGATTTTATCGTAAACATGTAGTATGCAATTAAATTAATTAATTTAGTTAATTAATTTAATTTCCCAAAAAATTTTTTCTTTAGCAATATTATAACTATGGGAGGTGGATTAATGCAACTTGTTGCCTATGGCGCCCAAGACGTTTACCTTACGGGTAACCCTCAAATTACTTTCTGGAAAGTAACTTACAGACGCTACACAAACTTTGCTATTGAGTCAATTGAGCAAACTTTCAACGGTCAAGCCGACTTCGGCCGCCGCGTTACCTGCATCATCAGCCGCAACGGTGACCTTGCTTACCGCACATACCTTCAGGTGACTCTTCCTGAGATTAACCAACTTATGGGCAATGCCAGCAACGTTACCTCCGGTAACAACGCCGTCTATGCTCGTTGGTTAGATTACCCCGGTGAGCAACTCATCGCTCAAGTTGAGGTTGAGATTGGTGGCCAACGCATTGACCGCCAATATGGTGACTGGATGCACATCTGGAACCAGCTCACAATGACCTCTGAGCAACAACGCGGCTACTTCAAGATGATTGGTAACACCACTCAACTTACCTTCATCACTGACCCCTCTTTCGCGGATGTGGATGGTCCTTGCGACTCCCGCGCTCCCCGCCAAGTGTGTGCTCCCCGTAACGCTCTTCCTGAGACCACCCTTTACGTGCCCTTCCAATTCTGGTTCTGCACAAACCCCGGTCTTGCCCTTCCCCTCATCGCCCTCCAATACCACGAGGTCAAGATTAACCTTGACATCCGCCCTATTGATGAGTGCCTCTGGGCCGTTACTTCCCTCAGCTGCAACACCACTCGCTACCCCCAACCCAACAGCACGTACGCTAACAACACCAACAACCAATACAACGTTGGAACCCCCGTGACTGCCACCATTGCGTACAACCAGTCCCTTGTTGCGGCTTCCCTCTACGTTGACTACGTCTTCCTTGACACTGATGAGCGCCGCCGTTTCGCCCAGAACCCCCACGAGTACCTCATCACCCAGCTCCAATTCACTGGTGACGAGTCCGTCGGCTCATCCTCCAACAAGATTAAGCTCAACTTCAACCACCCCGTGAAGGAGCTTATCTGGGTTGTGCAACCCGACCAGAACGTGGACTACTGTTCATCCCTTCTTTGTGACGCCACCCTCTTCAAGGTGCTCGGCGCCCAACCCTTCAACTACACTGATGCCATTGACGCTCTTCCCAATGCTATCCACGCGTTTGGCGGCCCCGCTGAGCTTGCTGGCCAAAACGCCTTCATTGATGCCCGCGGTCTTTTCCAAGACGCTGGTGCCATGGACGAGTTCATCCCCAACAACTTCACTGGCTACTGGCACGGAGGTGTTTACAACAACGCCTTGACTGAGCCCCACTTTGGCGGTCAATTCATCCCCAACAATGCCACCAACCCTGGCTTGAGCCCCACGGACAGCGCCAATACTGCGGCCGTCCTTGCCTCCCTTGGTTTGACCTCCAGCGCCCAATTGATTCCTTCAAATGGAACCTACAACCAAGGCTCATCCGTCTCCGATGCCGGCACCTTCGTGCTCTCCGAGACCTCCCTTGACATGCACTGTTGGGGCCAGAACCCCGTCGTTGTTGCCAAGCTCCAACTCAACGGCCAAGACCGCTTCTCTGAGCGTGAAGGTTCCTACTTCTCATGGGTGCAACCTTACCAATGCCACACCCGTTCCCCTGATGAGGGCATCAACGTGTACAGCTTTGCTTTGAGACCTGAGGAACACCAACCTTCCGGCACTTGCAACTTCTCACGTATTGATAACGCCACACTCCAACTTGTGCTCTCCAACGCCACCGTTGAGGGCACCAAGACCGCCAAGGTCCGTGTCTATGCCACCAACTACAACGTGCTTCGCATCATGAGCGGCATGGGCGGGCTCGCGTACTCAAATTGAGCGGATTGGGTGGTCTTCTCAAATTTGCTTATATATATATTTTTGTTAAAACTACTTAGATAATTCATATTATTATAATTTATAATATGAATAAAATTGATTCAGTTAATAACAATGATTTGTTATTTACACAACCTACTATGAAACCGGTATATTCCACAAATATAGAATTATTGTGCGGCATCATTGAATATAATAACAAGACATATCTTGTTGATTTAAGTGACAAGGATAGAATTATAAATTTCAATAAAACCTTTGTTTTTGCAAACGAAGATGATTTGTATCCGTCTTACGCTTACAATTATAAAAGATTTACCTATTTAGATTTTATATTTAGTTTTAATCAAGAGTCTGTACATTATATTTTCAAAAATGAAAACCCACTGGACCTAAGACGGTGCAATGTAGAAATATATCATTTTTATCACAAAAATATACTAGAAAAATACACCGTTATTGACTACGTTAATGGTCATTATTTGACTATGGGACAAGATGCAAATGTTATGAAAAATCCAATTTGGAAAATAAAAGAAGATAATAAGGAGTATTTGTTAATGTATTGTGAAAAGAATACTATTTGTAAATTATGCATTGAAAGCTACCAAAAAATATTAGAATACGAAATTAATAAAAATAATGGAAAAAAAATTACTTGGTTTAAATTGCAAAATGGTTATATAATAGGAAGTGCTGATTTGTACATTCATCAAATTATTATGGGATGTTATGGAAATGGTAAAGGAACTAAAAACGTTAGTGTTGACCATATAGACCAAAATCCTTTAAATAACTCATTAGAAAATTTACGAGTGGCCACAAGAAAAGAACAAGAACAAAATTCAAAAGGAATTAAACCAGGAACAAAAAGAGAAAGAAAAACTAATGCAAAAGATTTACCAGAAGTTATGACACAAGATATGTTAAAAAAATATGTAGTTTATTATCAAGAATGGTTAGATAGTGAACATACTAAACAAAGAGAGTTTTTCAAGGTTGAAAAGCATCCCAAGTTAGATAAGCCATGGACAACTACAAAATCTAATAAAGTTTCCATTAATGAAAAGCTTGTACAAGCAAATAAAGTTGTTGATGATTTAGAAAATGATATTTACCCAAACAAAGATTCACCGGTATTACCAAAATATGTTTCATTAATTGTAATGCGAGATAAACCACATCTTGTTTTTGAAAAAAGAAACAACGAAAAACGGTTAAACTTTAAAATGGTTTTACCAGAAGAATATGATTTAGATGAACAAATATCAATATTTAAAGTAAAAATTCGTGAAAAATATGGAGCTAGTTGGGTAGACAATACTGTTATATTTAATTATGTGTATGATATACCAATAAACAATCATAATAGATATATCAAAAAAATAACATTTGAAATAGTAAGAAATTACGATAATCATACTTTAACTTTTGAAACATATAAAACAGAAAAAGAAGCTATTTTAGAGGTTGAAAAATGGCTATCTATAAAATTAAGCGAAGAGTACTTTAATAGTCTTCAATGCATACATCATCTTAATGGAGATTTTGAATTTTATAAAAAATTAGATTGTAATAGAGGACAGTTGTTAAGCTCAGGAATATACCTTGAAGTTATAGAAATAATTGGAAATAATCATGTAAATCTTAAATGTGGTTCATAAAATTAAAATAACCAACTCATAAAAGAATTTGTTTGTAAATATGATTGCATCAAACAACTAAAAATGAGCGACAAGACCTTGACAAAGGCATTGGATAAAAATGTTTTATACAATGACTCCCATTTCAAACGTATAGGTAGTAAGTTGAAATGTCTGTAAAAATACTTAAAACATTTATACCAAATAACAATAATATGTTTAAGAAACTATTGTTATTTCTCTCTTGCATTTCTTTGAGTAGGCAATTTTTTATGACTCCCAAAGGTTTTTTACCTTTTCAAAACAATACAACAAATGTAACAACTCAATATTGTCCATCAACTATCTTAAAAAAACGGCTATGCGAAGAATGTGATGATGCACTAACAATGCTTAAAATTTGGGCCACAATTTTTGTTTTTACTTTTCCTATTATTTCATTTCCATATCACAAGAATAACTAAATATAATTCTACCACAACACGTGCATCGCCAAATTATTCGCCGAAAATTTGTTACTTTTCCAATTTCCCCTCATACCACTTGACCGTGTCAAGTAATTCTTTCTCCGGGTTTTGTTCTTGTGTTTGGTATAATCCTCGTATCCCATTTGACCGAAATAAACCCACTTGTCAGTTTTTGGGTCTTTTATCATATACTTCTTTTCCTTGCGAGTGCTTCTAAAAAGCTTTCCATTTTTCTTACCTAAATACTTGTAAGCCATTCTTTGCGCCTGAGCAGGGTTGGAATACTTATATATTTCATCTCTCATTATTATATATATGTCTACAATTTAATTAAAAACATTAAAATATAAAAATTGATTCAAAATAAAACATAAATATATTTTATCAAAAGCTTTTACAATGACAACAAGTTCATTCGCATCTGTATATTTTAAAGTCGCCAGAACTACTCGGTCTTCTAACTACGATGTAAATTTGAACTGGACTATAGGAGAGTTCATCAACATTATGAGAGAAAAAGTTTTCAATGATTTTAATCTAGAAAATGTTGAATTTGTAGATACAATGCAAAATTTACCACAAGGAATTGCAGGAGAAGATGGGCAGGCATTATTGCCAACAAATAGAACTATCCGCAGTTACTATGGAAATAACATTTACCAAACAGCATTTTACATTCGGCCTCTTCCTTTACTTGAAGATGGAATTGCGATGGATGTTCAACCCGCTGAAGAAATTCCCAATTTTACGCAAGAACGTGCATGTGTAATTTGTTTAAACCAAGAGAGAAACCTAGTATTTATGCCTTGTAATCATTTGTGTGCATGTGCAGAATGTGGCCTAAATCCTACTATTAGAACGTGTCCTGTTTGCAGAACTGTTTTCAATAATAGAGTAGTTGTTTACGTATAACCACCTTCCCGAAGGCGCCGTTTGTGTAAAAGAAAATTGATTATTATTTAAATATAACAACTCAAGAACTACAATGAATGTAAACGATTTAGTAGAAGGAAAAAAATATTACTTTTATGAAACTCCGCCAACTAGACCAGAATGGGTTTATAGAGCAACATATTTATCAATTGTTACCAACACAGTGCTAAGTTATTTGATAAAAAGACAATTTGACCCTGTAACAAATCAAAATGTTATGCATTGTACTCCATTAAATTGGTTTACCAAAGCAGAAATGCTTGATGAAATTCTATCAAACTCGGGGTTACCAACGGATGTCATTAATATTATTGACAAATATTTATAACCCTGTTCACTTTTGTAAAAAAAATTATTTTGTCTATATAGTATAACTACTTAGTTATGTGTCGTTTATTTTTTTCATTAACAAAAAATTCAAGAAACAACGACCCTAAACGCTTATTGCTGAATTTTTTTGACAAGTGTGAACAAGAAGACATTAATGATGGCTTTGGAATTTGTTGGTACAATGACAAAGCGTGGCACACGTACAAAAAACCATTGCATTATAGAGAAGACTCGCACATTTTCAGAAAAGTTGATAATATATCTAGCAAAGTAATAATAGCTCACGCTAGAAATATAAACAAGGAAGATGTAACAAGATATCACATTATGAAAGAACGTTGCATTGAAAATACTCACCCAATAATGTATAAAAAATATATATTTATGCACCATGGAGATTTACTTCTTGAGAGAGATGATAGATTGTTGGGTCACCAAAGATTTAAAAGACTTCCAGAATTTAAAGCCAAACTTAAAGAGTTGCGAAGCAACATTGACCCCGACTTGTTAAAAGAAATGAAAGGAAGTACCGACAGCGAACTGTTGCTATTTTTATTCTTATCTATTCAAAAACAATTAGAGAACAATACTGACAATCAAGAACAAACTCCAGAAAAAATTATGGTTAAAAGCTTTTTAAATATGATAACTCTCGTTGAAAAAACTAATTTAGTTAATAAATCCAACATAATTTTAGCAGTAAATGATTATGTTTTAATTGCAAAAATTCTAAAAAATCCATCTAAAGTAAAAACTGCCAAAGAATTGCCACTTTTTCTAGATTCTAAAAATAACGAGGAAATTGTTGCATCTTCAATCAAGTTAACTCCCGATTCTAAAAATTTAAAAAATAATCATATTATATTTATTAATCATAAAACCAATTCAATTCGCTCGTTCAAATTTTAACTCTTTCTATGCTTTTATCGTGTCTTTAAACAAAATATTCATGTTTTTAATAATAGAATTAAGGTTTATTTATAAAAATTGATTGTTATTTAATACTTATACTATATAACAATTGTAAAATGAAAACGGAAAATCTAATTGAAAAAAAACAGTATTACTTTTATGAAAAAACAAAAAACTATCCCATTCGCATACGTAGAGAAAGATTTTTGGGGGTTTTTATTCACGCAGTTAACCCAAAGTATAATTATTTGGTTAAAAGTCGTTTTGAAGAAGAAATTAGAAAAACAGTTTTAATATATACACCATTAGATTGGTATTTTAGAGTTGAAACCCTTGATGATATTTTATCAAAAACTGTTCTGCCACCTGATGTTATTAATATTATTGACGAATTTTTATAAAACCAATAAAAACTTTTAATAGCGTTAAACCCCCCAGTCTCGTCAACTTGCCTCTAAATTGTCTAATGCTGTAAATATAGAACAGTTTTGATTAAACAACCCTAAGTCTTCAACCTCGTTCAAATCAAGTTTATCAAAATCTTCTGGTTTTCTAAATAAATAGTTGTCTGCATCTCCTCTTTTACATTTTACTTTATTCCAAAAATCACTAGATTGACAATTATAATGATTCATAATAAAATATTCTTTTTCTAATAAAATAAAGTTTTCTAATTCATCTTTTTTATTAAGAAATGTTGCGTGATGTACATTCAAACTAGTAAATTCAAAATTACTGTTTATAAAATATTTACGATTTCCTATTGGTAGAGAAGTTGGCTGTTGTATAGAGCGTTTTGTAAAGCTTTGAACTAGGTATTTAGGTTGTTTAACACAACCATTAGACCCGTATAAAGTGTGTTCTACCTGTATTTGGCCAAAACCATTGCACATATCTAGTATTTTTGTAATATCAATTTCCTTAGGAGACCACACAAATTCATCCATATCAACCATTAGTAACCATTTTGATTCTTTTATTCGGGGAAGAACATAAAAATTATAAATGTCTTTTTGTCTACCTAGATAATAATCCCATCTTGCGTTAAATAAAGTAACAACCCCTTTTTCAAGATATGGATTTAAAACATCTAAAAAATTGTCATCACTATTATCATTTATTAAATAAAAATGTTCAACCCCATGAAAAATATAATGTTCAATCCATTCTTTTAAACAATGCATTTCGTTTTTAAAAATAGAAAAAACTGAAAGTTTATGCATGTTATTTCCTTATAATTTTTCAGTGTATGTTTAACGCAAAATCAGTTTGTAATCCTTAAGGGAGTCATCCAAACAGTGCGTTCATATTTCTAACTTCTGGCTTATCCAATTCTTCATAGAATAATTTTTTAATTTGCTCATCGTCTCGCAACCTAACCGAATAAGTCTGTTGAATGTTGCTTCTTCCAATTCGTCCAAGTGCTTGAACCATTTTTTCTTGAGTCAAAGTCAAATCTTTACTCAAGTAACCATGACAAAACTGATAGTTTGTTCCATAGATATAATCGCTTGATGCAATAATCATATACAACTTTTGATGGTCAGCCAACTTCTTCATAATTTCAGTGTAAGTAATGTCTGGATGATTGGTAAACACGCCAATTCCCATTAACAACAAAATCTTCCAACTGTCCGCAACGTTTTTCAACATCATAATATCTACAATAGTTTCTTCGTCTATCTCGCTAGTAAATGAAGAACTTGTATTAAACGCTTCCGCCCATTTTTTTAAGTGAAGCGTCTTATTTGGAACAAAAGTTTCATTCAACTCTGCTGGTTTAATCATAGACCGCAACGCGTCAAGCTCTGCATTTATTTTTGCCATATCTTTGTTGTTTTCATTTGAGCCCAAATCTTTCTTTTTGCTATCATCCTTCTTGGAATAATTTTTTCCACCATACCTTGCCCCACCATCAGTTTCTAGAACCTTTGTTGCGTTTTTTTCTTCCAAACATTCAAGCTGTTTCTCCAATTCTCCAACTTTTTCATTGACGCGATTATTGAATTCAATCTTTTCTAAAATTGCATCCATAGCCTTTGCTGGAATGTTTGCCTGTTGAATGCAAAACTTTGCAATCTTTTCAACATCTTCTGCTAGAAATATTGTGGGACCATCCGTAAGCGTATATGCATCCTTGGTTGAAACATAAATTGCAGAGTTTCCCGAGTCTTTAGACACAGTTGACGGTAAAACTTGTTCGCTCATCATTTTTGAAAGCGGCTTGCCAGCATTTATTGCAGATGCAGAATATGTTCCAGGACCAACGCTAGAAACTTTTTTTAACATATTTCCTTTTTCATCAACATTATCATTTGGCAAAATGCGCTTCTTTCTATTACTTGTAAGCGTAAGATAAATAGACCCCCAAGTCCCCGATTTAATCTTTCCAAGCAACTTCAAATAATGCAGCTTAATATTTTGCATATTTACGTCATCCAATGATGCAAAGTTTCTATCAATCTTTGAGCTCATTGTTGTATATAAATTATTCTTCTCAATAAATATTATAAAGTTGACAACCTCTTCCAAATCAAAATACCTCAACAAGGTCAAATTTTTCTCACAGTGCCCAACAATTTCCCTTATTGTATCATAATCTTGACTTAGAAAGTGCGGCAAAACAACATGACCATTTTTGCTTATAATTGGGATTGATTTTTTGCAATCATGACTAACAATATTATGTACTTGAGCTCCAGGAAATTTCTCATTAAAATGGCGAACGGTGTTTGGCAATTCGTGAAGCTTAGGCAAAGTTGCAGATGACAATATAACATTTGGAATCAAATTCTCCTTCCAATTTTTATTGATAGACTCGTGCAAATCATGAGACTCGCAGTCCATTGTGATTGTAGGCTCGTCCCAATAAGTAACTAGATTTGCAGCTGGATTGAACGCCAACATATAATACATTGCACACAAATAAGACCTGACATCGCAAATCATTATTTCCACCTTGTCACCAATAGTGTTATCAACCTTTCCAATTCCACCAGATTTCCGGTTCTTCTTATATTCTTTCGCCGCAAAATAGTGAAGACGAATATCATCTGTACTGGAACAACCAAACGCAAAAGCAATCTTCTTTCCAACTGAAATTGCGGCTTTTGCTAATGCCAGCCCAACATGTCTAGCAGCACACACAAAGATTACGCGATATTGCTGCGAAATTCCAATTGGAGTAAGAGTCTTTCCAGTTCCAGTTGGTGCAATATATAGCACTAGTCTTGGTGGAGGTGTTGGAATGGAGGTGTCGCGTTGAAATATTGTTTGTGGTTCATCCTCATCATCAGAAACGTCCTTCTCCATTTCAATTCGGTAATTTGCAAGTCTCTGTTTAAAATGGGGATTTTTCATCACCGTGAAAACTTCCTTTTGATGTTCATACAACATCATATCAGCGTGTTTTAACAACATATCATTCTTTTCAATATAAGTAACTGCATTTTCAATCATATAAACCATATCAGTCTCCTCTTCAAATTCTGTCAAAATGTTATTAACAATATTTTTCACATGTCTGTTTACATTTGCAATGGTATTCTTATTTAGCTTATAAAGCGTGAAATAATGCAACAACCAACCCTTGTTTGTCGCCGATTTATTTTTCAAGAGTTTTTCAACCGTTTCTAGCAAAAGGCTTTCATAAACGGGTGGAATTTTTCCGGCTTCATTCCTTTCAAGACGAATCACATCTGCCTTTTTAATCTTTGGAACGCCTGTGACAGAATTATTCAAACTATTTACTTGACAACTACTTGATGCTTTCAACTTTTTGACAGTTTCATCAAAGTATTTTACAAACAAATAATCTTCCATTTCCGCGTTATTTTCAACTTTTAAAAACGACAACAATGAAATTGCCGAATTGCATTTAATATTTACATTTTCTGTCCCGGAAATGATAAGCTGCAAAACAGCTTTCTCCGGCTCGCTTACAGGAACCTCAATAGATTCCCATTCTGATTTGTTAAGCTTTCTTTGAGTAAGATCCATGTCTAATACTTCTTGTTATTTAATATAATTAGCTCTTTATATTTTCGTTTCAATTTTTATTTTTTATTCTGATAAAAATAAAAATTGACATAATGAAATAAATAATAAATAGAAGACAAAAGAATAAAACAAATGGCAAACTATCTTGAGCGTATTGCAAATTTTGTTTCTATTGAGGGAAACATTGGTTCTGGAAAATCCACTTTATTGGCTAACTTAAAGGAATTCTTTAAAAATGACCGCAGAGTGGTGTTCTTGAAAGAACCTGTTGATGAATGGGAAAAAATCCGGGATTCTCAAGGCAACACTATGTTGCAAAAATTCTACGGAGACCAATCTGCTTATGCTTTCTCGTTTCAAATGATGGCATATATTTCAAGACTTGCTGAATTCAAAAAGGCTGTTAAGGAAAACCCAGAAGCAACCATTTTCATTACTGAGCGCAGCTTGGACACGGACAAATATGTATTTGCTCAAATGTTATTTGATGATAATAAGATTGAAGACGTAAACTACCAAATCTACACTAGATGGTTTGATGTATTTGCAAAAGAGTTTCCAATTAGTAATGTTATTTATGTAAGAACCGAGCCAAACATTTGTCACAGTCGCATTTTGAAGCGGTCTAGAACTGGAGAGGATAGCATTCCGCTTGATTATTTGAAGAATTGTCACGAGTATCATGAAAATATGATGACAAAAAGCATTACAGCTCCTTGTTTAACCTTGAACGGAGATGTTGATATTTATGAAACTACAGAAACTGTTCAACAATGGATTAATCAAATTAAAGAGTTTTTGCAAGTATAATAGTTTAAATATTATTATTTATAATAATGCATGTCTCACAATATTGACAAAATTTTTTATATTAACTTAGACAAACGAACTGATAGACGAGCTGAAATAGAGCAAGAATTAAATAAAATGGAGCTTCCATATGAAAGATTTCCAGCAATATATAACGAAAATGGGTGTGTAGGTTGTGGTTATTCTCACTTATCTGTTTTAAAATTAGCAAGAGATAGGGGGTACAAAAATGTTTTAATATTTGAAGACGATTTTACATTTTTAGTTGAAAAGCCGGAACTTGAATCTTACTTTGAAAAACTCTTTAATAATGATTGCAATTTTGATGTTTGTTTTTTATCTTATAATTGTCATAGTTTTGAAGACATTCCGGAGAATACATTTATTAAACGAGTTTTAGATGCACAAACTGCGTCAGGATACATTGTTAATGAAAAATGTTATTCAAAGTTAATTAGTTTATATGAAGATGCACTACCTTTGTTAGAAGCAACAAATTATCATTGGATATATGCAACTGACCAATGTTGGAAGGGGTTACAAAAAAAAGATACTTGGATATGTTTTGATAAAAGAATTGGAAAACAAAGAGCAAGCTACAGCGACAATGCTAATACATTTACCGATTATGGAGTTTAACGCCGTCTTTTATTATTTGTCGTATTTTTTTTCACCTTTTTAGATTTGTTTTTTCTAGGCTTTTTGGTTTTTTTTGCTTTCCTGACTTTTCTTTTATTTTTCCTTGTTTTTTTGCCGCCTTTTGCAAAATCTAATAAATCAGTTATTTTTTGCTTGTCTTCTTGGGTGTAAGGATGACGCAATGGGGTTTGTTCCTTGCTGAATCGCCACATATCTTTAATTTCGTCGTGTGTATATTCTTTTCCATCGCTTAACTTTATTCTCAATGCTTCTTGTTTTGTTGGTTCTAGGCTTATCATATTTGTTCCTCTTTTAGATTGAGGTAATTCAAAACCACTTGCTGGGCGCTTTGAACGCGTTCTACTGGCAACGCCTGTTGGGGCAGCTTCTGGGGCACCTTCTGGAGCAGCTTGTTGGGCAGCGGCTTCTTGCGCGTTACGCATATTATGTTCGCGGTAAAAATTCATTTGACCACACTGCTCTGTCATCCATTCCATAAAAGGTGCAAGTGTAGCGCGATATTGCTCAAATGTGCCATCATCTCCATGGTTCGTATTTATTTCATTGCATATATCTATAAAAGAGTTATAATACCCAATTTCAGCGTATTCAATGTAAGTTTCATGCATGTAATGTAGATAGTCTTGTAAAAATGGAGTATAATCTTGAACAAAATAGATAAAATCATAAGTAGACATATCAGTTTCATAGTTTTGTTCAGGAAGAAAAGGTGGTCTTTGTTCTTCTGCCATTATATATATGCAAATAATATAAAAGCTTTTATTATATTATTTATAAATGAGTGAACCTGAGTTAATTGTAGAATGTCCACATTGCAAAGAATGTGTTGTCATTGAAAAGCTGAATTGTCATATTTTTCGGCATGGAGTCTTGAGAGAAACTGGAAAACAAATGGACCCTCATGCGCCAAAAGATGTTTGCGATGCATTATCCAATAATAATCAAATATTTGGTTGTGGAAAACCTTTTAAGGTGGTAAAAAAGGAAGATGGTACATATATTACAGAAATCTGCGAGTATATCTAACTTTTACCGCAAATAGTGGCGCCTTTTTGTATGTCTTTTGACTCTTTTTGTTGATTTTTTGACTCTTTTTGTTTGTTTTTTGACTCTTTTGGTTTTTCTTTTTTTAAAACCGCCATCTACGTCTTCCATTGTTCCTTCCATTGTCTCTTCCACTCTTCCAGGTTCTTCGGCTGTCTCTTCTGCTTTTTCTTCTGGTGATTTTAAATAATTACTTAATACAGCATTTTCAAAAGCGTTCTCTCCAAAACAAAATTTAACAACATCAACAGGAGTCATTGTACTAAAAAATTTGTTGTTATTTAAAAAATTACGATAATTTTTTTGAATTAAATTTATAATACTTTTTTTTATTTGAAATGCAGAACATTTTTCATGATGTAACTCAGTAAAAACTCTCTCTGGAATTTCTCCATTATTTATTAATTTGCAATACTTTTCTAAATAACCGAATATTCTTCTAATGTCATTTATATCAATCGTCGGATATTCTCTAGAAATTCCTTTTATATTTGATTCTTTTTCATGGGTAATTTTTGACATTGTTGCCATGTTTATATTATATTGTTATTTTAATTTTACGCGCAAAATAATTCATAGTTAAATATTTGAATCCAACTCAATTATCATTGGATAATGGTCTGAATTATATGTTCCGCAAAACTCTGGGTAACCTTGGTATATATAAGCTTTTTTAATTTTATCATTTAGAAATGGGGTCAATAATATGTGGTCAATGAGAGAAAATTCACTGGGTACTGAAACACAATTGCTGTTTTTATCCCACCAATCAGAAAAACGCAAATTTTGTGGTATTTTTTCTTCCGCTGTATTCAATTCATATTTTCCAGCATATGTTCCAAATTTGCCTTTAATTATATCCAATACATGTGAAGTAGGTTTATTATTGTTTGAATCCATTATTTCGCCATCAAAGTCGTTAAAATCCCCTAGAACCACGATTTCATAGCCTTTATTAATATATTGGAAAATGGTGTTCTGTAGAACTTGAGCTTGACCTTCTCTCTGCGCACATCTTGAAGAATCAATTGGAAAGGCAACCAAATGTGCTCCTACAAATAAAACATTGTGACCATAGAAATTGAATTCAGTAAAATAATGTTTGCTAACACCGGTTAAAGCAGGCGCTCCTGTATATCCACACTTTGACCCCGCGATAGGATAATTTATTTTTTCTTCTGTTCTAAACAGGTTAACATTGGGGTCAACTTTGGTTATCATTCCCACATTTTGACCAGTTGCGGTGTCAGTGCCTTTTTTTAAGTAGGGTTTATAGCCACTGTTCTCTCCTAGGCTAGCTACTAATTGATTCAATTCGTCGCATCCTTCTACCTCACAGAAATTTACAACATCTGGGTTTAAATCTGCGATAATTTTTGACACATATTCAAGATGAATTGTAGCCTCGCTCTCATTTTTCCAACTGCATCCGTCTCCCGGGCAATTTGATGCTCCAAAATAATCAATGAAAAACCATTCTACATTATATTGCATTATCTTGAATGTAGTTTCTCCTTTTGAGACTCTATTTACTGGACTCGTTGGAACTGCGGGACATTCAGTATCTGCTTTTCCTAATGTTGCCAATCCAACGAAGAGAGAAATTAGTATTTCTTTAAATTGCATATTTAATATATTATTTTATTAAAAATTGATATATAAAATCTAACCAAAATATATATCAATTCATATGTTCTCTCCTGTTATCAAACTTCCACAGGCAATTGCTACATCAAAACATCCTGAAAACTATGTTTTGTTCTTTGATGGGTGTTGTAAGGGTAATCCAGGACCGGGTGGGTCTGGTGCAGTAATTTATAATAATGGTGTGGAAATTTGGGCTGATTGTGCATTTGTGGGTAAAAAAGTTACAAATAATATTGCAGAATATACCGGGTTAATTGTTGGTTTAAAACAAGCAGCAAAAGTTGGAATTAAAAATCTTGTTGTTAATGGTGACAGCCAACTTGTAATAAAACAAATGAATGGAGTTTACAAAGTAAGCTCTGAAAACTTGATTGAATTATATAAAACAGCAAAACAGTTAGAAAAATTGTTTGACATCATTTCATACAATCATGTTTACAGAAAAGACAATAAGAGGGCCGATGCACTAAGCAACGATGGGTTGGTTAAGCCGGAAGGCACCGTTGGTTAAGCCGGAAGGCACCGTTGGTTGAGGATATAGTTCAATTCTACCGGTTTGAATCTGGTTTGTTCGTATATTCTGTATAACAAGGTATAACTAAAACTAGAATCATATACAAGTATATAAACATTATTACAATACTGACCAATGTGCAAATCATATATTGCTGCAACTTCACGGTCCTTGCTCATTTTTTGCGTCTCAATAAAATAATAACCATTTTCTCTCAAAAAATGAATGACTCTATTATCATAATTGTCTGATAAAATCAACGTTGCGTCTTCTTTTTTTAAATTTCTCGTTATTGCATCAATATATTTGTCTTCTATTATCCTTTTAAAATCCATGGGAGACATTTTATTTTCTCTCGCCCAATGCTCAACAGCATCTTCTTCTAATCTTAGATGTATGCAATTTATATTTTTATATTTCTCTCTTATTGGTGTTATATATTCTGCTGCTTTTTGCAAGATATGACCTTGAAATACAATATTCCTGAAGATTCCTTTGGTAAATTCAGTTTGGTCATTTTGTATTAAAAGAGATGGTTGAAACATGGCATTATTTAAGTCAATTAATAAATCCGTTTTTAAAAATCCATCTATTTGGTCATATATCCCACTAAAAATAATATTATTAATAGAAAATGTGATGTCCAACTTTAATGCATGTTTGTCCAAGTCTATAAAATACTTTGTTTTGTAAAGCTCCGCTGGATTTCCAAAAAGGGAATTTAAATCCCATGTCTTGCTAATATAAAAAACTCTGTTGTTTAAAAATTGTTTACTGTGTTCGGTAACATCAATGCACGTATTATTTACGCCATATTTTGCGCTTACAATTTTAAAGTCAAAATTGTAATAATCAACGAGACACAAATGGTATTGTTTTAAATAATTGTTTGTAGCATCTATATCAATAATTTCGCTTATACTGCAAAACCTTTGACTCTGTATTTGCTCTAAAAATTTTCCAACAAATATAAAATTAATACTGTTTCTTACACAGTGTCCACAAGTATAAATAATGGAGTAAATTTGATTACAAAAGCCACTATTTTGTTTTGGAGAGATATCAAGAAAATAGTTTTTCATTTATAGTTAATTGCAATTATGTAATATTCGGCGTTCTTTTTAATTTTCAATTAGAGAAATATTTAATCTTGTTGGTGGTTTGTATTTCAAAAAATCCAGTTGTTTTATAGTAGTTGGAAACTCATCATAACCATATATATCTTGCAACATAAGCCATTCAAACATTCCACCCAAATAAATAAACACATTTGAAAATCCAAGTTTTACAAGTTGGTCGTATTTTTTATACACTTTATCATCGCTTGAATTGCGCCCGTATAAAATTATTCTTATTCGTTTGCTTGAATACATATGGTGATTTATTATTGATTCCTCTTTGCTAGCTGGAACAGTATTTAATATTAGGCAATCTTGTTCCAATTCAGTCATAGTGTTGATTAATAAGTATATTTCTGGATTCTTGCACGCAATTTGCACATCTTCAAAATTTATTTTTTGCATAGACTGAGAATTTCCCATTATTTGATTATTTCTTTATGTTTATATTCAAATTATATTATTGTTTATCTTTCTCTCTTTGCATCGGTTTTTTTAATAAAAAAATTGACTATTTAAAACCAACAAGTTATTATTTTAACAATCATGCCAGGAACTAGACTAACTCTAAAAGAAAGAAAGGAGAGAAATAGA